TCTGGAAAATTCTTTCTTTATATCCTCTACAAACTCTGGTCTGATAAGTCTAATTCGTCTTATCTTGTCTTGTACAGACTCTTCATACCCATAGTTGGTAACTGCAACTGCACCAGCAGGAAGAGTTGTTGCAGATTCGTTTGGAAGTTCTATGGTAAATTTTGTATCACCAGACTCCTGTGTGTATTCGTAATGATGAACATCATCCACATTATCATACTTGGATGCAACATAAGTTTCAAATCTCTGTACTGACATAGGCCAATCGTTATACACATCCACAATATCATTTGCCATAAGAACTAACCAGTGCAGTCCTACATCTCCATAATACCTGTCTGCAACAAACTCAGGTGTCTGTCCATCCTGTACATCATAGAAGTCAAATTCTACTGCTGATAGTCTTGCCTTGTCTGAAACTCTAACCCTACGAGTGATATCTGTCATAATAGTAGTACTACCATCACCACGAACATCATATTCTACTGTAGGAAATTTGTTAAAATAACTCATTTAGAAACCCTCTGCAATACGTTCTTTTGTAATAATCTCAAGTTCCTTAAACTTCAATGAAATTTCTGTTGCCATAGGTGCATTGTTCTTAAAGAATTGTGTTCTATCACCACCAAATTTTATATCAATACTTTCCAATACACAAGTAGATATTTTATTTAGAAAATCATTCTCTCCACTTTTATGCATATACTTTATGTCAAACGTAGATGGAACAATCATAGTTCTTCCGTTGAAACTGTCCATTTCAGGCATTGCATGAAATCTGAAAAGGTTGACAATATTTTTGATGTTATTACTTTCATTTTCACTCTTTGGAATCATCTTGAAATCAAAAGAGAATGAACGTCTATCGATACCTTCAAACTTCATTTCAGTTCTATTGTTTGTAACCTTACCTCTTTTAATATCTGCCGCGGCCTCACTACCACCAGCCTTGGCACGTTCTAGACCTCTTTCTATTCCATCACCAACTGCATCTTTTATTATTTGGCCAGTACCACTCAAACCACCACCTTGGGCAGCCATAACATTTGTTGCAACAGCATTTATTTCTTCTTCAGCATATTTTGCACCATGCTGTAATGAAATTTGATTGGGCATATACAACTGTATAGATGCAGCAAGTCTTTGTGTCGGTGCTCGTTTTACTGATAGGTTTGAACCACTGTCTCTTGCTACGTCAGATGTACGAGCAGTTCCATCTCTACTACCAACTGCTAATGCAGCATACGAACCACCAGCAAACTCAATTTTGCTAGACTCTTGTTTATTGATGAAGAACTGAACATAATGTCCTGTTCTTTCCATACTACCAATGTCTTGAGGGTAATAAAGGTCACCATCATAAACTCTTTTATTACCATTACCGTTGATTATTTTGTTTGCATTTCCCATTTATAAATAGTCCTAAGTAACCTTGTGAAAGTATTTATACGGATTGTAATGGCGTTCAAACCACATAAAGGAAGATATGTTCCTAATAAACCTCAGAAATATAGAGGCGATTACAACAATATTGTTTATCGCTCTTCTTGGGAGCGTAGGTTTATGCTCTATTGTGATAGAAGTGATGCAATCATTGAATGGGGTTCTGAAGAGATTATCATACCCTATATATCACCCCTTGATGGTAGGGTGCATAGGTACTTCCCAGATTTTTATATCAAAGTAAAACAGGCAGACGGTTCAATCAAAAAGATGTTGATTGAAGTCAAACCCAAAGCACAATGCGGCCCACCCCCCATACCTAAACGTAAAACCAAACGATTTATTAATGAAGTCCGTACATGGGGTGTTAATAAAGCAAAGTGGGATGCAGCGATTGAATGGTGTAATGATAGAGGTATTGAATTTAAGATTCTTACTGAAGACCATGTGGGATAACGTATAAATAGATGTATGACGTATTTTGATGAACTATTAGAAAAGACTGGTGGTAATGAACGCTCCGTTGCATGGTTTAGAAAACAAATCAGAGAGATGGGTGTTCCACCAACACAGCAACTTATTAGAGAGGGGTTGATTAGTCAGCGTCCTCAATATGGTCGTATGAACTTTTTCTTCTATGATGCAAAAGGTAAAAATGAATTACCTTATTACGATAGATTTCCTCTTGTACTACCAATTGGTGTTGCAGAATCGACAGGGTTTGTTGGATTGAATTTTCACTACTTGTCTATTCCTATGAGATTGAAACTATTGAATGTGATTGCTGAATATGCAACAGATGATAGGATGGACGAAAATACAAGAATTAGACTAACATGGAATCGTATCAAACGTAATCCTCTAGTTAAACCAACAGTGAAAAGGTATCTTGCAAGTCATGTACAATCTAGATTTCGTGCGATTACAGCAGAAGAAATGATGGCGGCAGTACTATTACCAGTGCAGAGATTTGTTCCTAAAGGAATTGAAAATAAAGTCTATGCAGATTCTCGTAAAATGTCAACACAACCAAGGAGAGGGTAATGCCCCAGTTTAGTGTACAAGACCTTGCCGCAAGTATTAACCAATCTGGTGTTGCAAGACAAAATAAATTTGAGGCAGAAGTATTCTTTCCTCCTTCTATCAATGTAAATGCAAGACAACTTTCATTACGAATGAAAAGTTTGACTATGCCTGGCAGAACAATTACAACCCTCACAAATGATACTATATACGGCCCAACACATGAACTTGCTCAGGGGTTAACATATGATGATATCATTAATGTAACATTCATTCTATCTAGTGATTTGCGTGAGAAGACATACTTCGATACATGGCAAGAGTTTATATACGATACAAATACATATGGATTGAACTTCTATGATGAATATGTATCCAGTATGAATATATACCAACTGGACAACACTGGTGAAAGAATGTATGGCATTACGCTAAAAGAAACCTTTCCTAAAGTTGTATCTCCGTTAGAATATAGTTATGAGAACAACAGTGCAATACATGACTTGACTATTGGATTTGCATTTAAGGAATGGGTTGGAATAGATAGTCCTAAGCCACCTTCTGTTGCACCTGAAACACAAGTAACATTAGGACACCCAGACGGACTATAAGGTCTGATATAAATAAAACATATTATGGAGAACAATAAATTATGTCTTTACCATTACTAAAAACGCCGAAACATGAATTGACACTACCGTCAACAGGCGAAAAACTACAATACCGTCCATTCCTTGTGGGCGAAGAAAAAGGTCTTCTACTTGCACTTGAGAGTGGAGAAGATAAACAGATAAGTGAATCTGTCATGCAAACAGTCAGACAATGTACCTTTGGTAAGTTGGATGTGACTAAAGCACCTATGTTTGATATTGAGTATGTATTTCTCAAAATCAGAATGAAGGCGGCAGGTTCTAAGATAGAAGTTAAACTGTTATGTCCAGATGACAAAGAAACATATGCTGAGGCAGAAATTGATTTAGAAGAAGTAGAAGTATTTTTTCCAGAAGGACACGAAAATAACATTAAACTAACAGATGATGTGGGATTGGTATTAGACTATCCTACTATTGAAATGACAGGTGACTTATTGGGTGTTGGTGCTGATACTGCATGGACAATCATTAAGAGATGTATCAGACAAATTTATGATGCAGAGAATGTACATAATCGTGCAGATATGGATGAGAATGAACTGGAAGAATTTGTATCAACTCTTGATGCAAAGATGTTTGCCAAGATTGAGAACTTCTTCAATACAGTTCCACGTTTGAAACATACAGTAAAAGTTACAAACCCTGTAACCAAGGTAGAGAGTGATGTTGTCGTTGAGGGACTACAATCTTTTTTCGGATAGCCCTTTCACATGATAACTTAATGAATTATATGAGGGTGAATTTTGCATTGATGCAACACCACAAATATTCATTAACAGAACTAGAAGAAATGTTGCCGTGGGAAAGGGATGTCTACTTAAATATGTTACTACAACATATTGAAGATGAGAATATGAGGATGAGACATAGTAAAAACCAATAGAGAGGGAATACCATGGCAGAAAAGAAGACAGTTACCGTTGATGAGGCGGTTGCAAAAAAAGATACAAATGGTGATGGACATATCTCAATTGAAGAGATGGAGATGGATTTGGAATTTAAGAGGAAAGCACTTGAAGATGCAGATGCCCGTAGGGATGCAATGCGTCAGATGGCATGGTTTGCCCTCTGGGGTATGTTACTGTATCCATTTGCAGTAGTTATTGCAAACTGGATTGGACTAGACCAAGCATCAAAGATTTTGGGTGACATGGCGGCAACATATTTTGTTTCAGTTGCGGCAATCGTTGCTGCATTCTTTGCTGGTAACGCATATTCAGATAAAAAGAAATAGGTAATAGTCAATGGCAACTCTACAACAAACAACTGCAAAGTTAGCACAAGAAACTGAAGTTAGTAATCTAGAATCTAGAAAACTCAATAAAGAGAATATTAGTCTAAGAACTAATATTGCTGGGTTGAAGGGTTCTGTTGACAAATATACCACGCAAACAAAAAGAGTACAATTCTTAGAAAGTCTTACTGATAGTGCCAATACTGGACTTGCAGATACTTTCCAAGAAACTCTCATGGGCCCACTGACTAACCTTGCAGACGCAATTCCTGGCAAGGCATTTTTACTACCATTCCTCAAACTCGCTGCACAGAAAACTCCACTCAAAGGACTTATTGAGGGTCGTGCTGCTGCAGCAAGAGATAAAATGCAAGACGCAAAAGCAAGAGATACTATTGCTGGTTCAGGTATGGAATTTAATTCCAAAGAAGAAGAAGAGGCAATGGTGCAAAAGTTGAAACTTGCACAGTCAGAAGCAGAACAAAAACAATTACAAGAAGACAAGATGAAATCTATCACTGACCTTCTTGGTGTACAACAAGACAAGTTTGAGTCTATTGTCGGTAAAACTGAAGAAGCAGAAGAAAAGATATCCAAGTCTGGAAAATCAGGTGCCGCTGCAGTTGGTGGTGGTGGTGATGATGGTGGCGCACTTGCAGTAGAACAACAAAGAGATGAATCAAGAGCATCAGAACGTAGACACAACGAACTTATTCAAGCAATCAAAGGTGATGGTGGTGGTAGTGAACCTACTATAAAAGATAGTGATGGTTCACTTGGTGGAGTTGGTGGTGTTATCAAATCCATTGGTAAAGGATTTAAGTATCTAGGGAATAATCTAAAAGCAATCGCAAAAGGTGCTATCGCAATGGCACTTATGGGTGCATCCCTAATACCATTTGCCCTCGCAGCAGTTAAATTTAATGATGTTGAATGGGAATCTCTTGCAAAGGCAGGAGTTGCACTAGTTGGTCTTGCCGCAGTTGGGTTCTTAATAGGTAAAGCATCAGGGTCAATGATACTTGGTGCAATTGGAGTTGGAATACTTGGTGGTGCATTATTTGTTGCTGGTAAGGGATTTGAAATATTCCAAAATCTTGATTGGGAAACTATAGGAAAAGGATTTGTTGCAATTGCTGGACTTGCTGCAATTGGTGCTGTAGTAGGTCTTGCTGCACCTCTAATTCTTGCTGGTTCAGTCGCAGTTGGTGCTATGGGTATTGCACTAATACCATTTGCATATGCTGCTCAATTAGCAGCGCCCGCTTTAACAGAAATCGTAGACGCATTTAAGTTATTTGAAGATGTTGACACAACAACTATGTTGGCACTCCCTGCTGCGCTTGCGGCAGTCGGTGCAGCCTTGGTTGCAATGTCTGCTGGTAACTTTGTATCTGGTATTATGGATGGTATCGGTAAGTTGTTTGGAAACGAATCTCCTATTGACAAGATTGTAAGACTTGCAGACGCTGCTCCTAATATATTAGACTTGGGTGTTGCAATGCGTGGGTTTGGTGATGATGTTGATAAGATGATGTCTGGACTAGACCGAATGGATGTAGATAAGATTGATACATTCTCTGAAGGAATTGAGAAGTTTGTTGATTCCATGCCTGGGGTTATTGGTACTGCAAAGATTGCTGCATTCGCAGTCGCTTTTGCATCTATCGCTGCATCGGCAGGAGTTGCTCCGGCAGTTGCAAAGGGTATAGAACAAGCAACTGGTGAAGTGATTGAAGTTACAGAATCACCTAAAGCATATGTTGCAAAGAAACAGAAAGAGGCATCACTATCAACTCAAGACCAAGATGTTCCTATGATGGAAGATTCTGAAGGTGGTGAAACTGTTGTTACTACACAAGATTCTAAAGATGTACCAGAAGGAATGGTAGAAGTAAAATATAAAGGTAAAATGCATACTGTCAAAAGAGAGGATGCAGAGAAAATAGTAGGTCAAGTAAACGAAATTGACGAAAAACGAGCTGCAATTAGAAATAAACGAAACGAAATCAGACAAGAGTACAAAGACACTTCTCCTATGTATAGGATGAAAAGAAGAAACTTGAAACGACAAGATGCAAGATTAGCTCGTCAAGAAGACGCTTTGGAAGGACAACGTGAAGAAATTATAGGTCAGACAGTAGAAGGTTCTGATTATAAACCTAAGAAGTCTCTGACACAAGCACAGGCAGATGCAATAACACAGATGGGGGGTAAAGTACCTAGTGCGTCTAGTGAAAATGCAGAAATGAAAGATGGTTCTGATGCAAAGAATGTTGTTGTTGCACCAACTACTGTTAATAATAATCAATCTACTGGTGGGGGTGGTGGTAGTAAAATTATGCCTGTACCTGTTGGTAATCCAGACACAAAAACTATGGCAATGGTTGCCAACTCATTCTAGTGGTCGTAAATATTAGGCCCGTCTTTAACATAGACTGGTTTGCAATATGCAGTAACCCTATCCTTGGGGTCTACATAACTGTTATATGAATAGTTACCATACTGTCTGGGTATTGCTTTCGCATAATACTGACACACATCAATACTTCTGAAGTACATAGGGTTGGGTTGTTGTTTTCTAAACTCACCTGTTCCCATAACAACTACTAACATAAATGCGTGTATCATCTATTCTTAGCATGACGAATTCTTAACTTCATCAAATCCACATTTGCTTCTGCTTCTGTTCTGGGATGTTCTGGAATATTATCTAGATTATAGTCAATATGAACTACATATGCCAGTAAGGCACTTATGATAATAAAGAACAGAATAAAAACAATCCAACCCATTACCACTTACCTTGTGCTGACCCAATAAAATAGATAATAGCACCTACAAACACTATACCAATAGCAACTACAATAGTAAGAGTGATTGTCTCTAACAAGTCTTTTCTTAGTTCTGCTTGTTTGTAAACTTCTTTCTCACGTTTCGCACGAATAGAACGCCTCATCTCAGTGAGTTCATCCCAAGTTCCAAAACCATATCTAAAATTCAATATAGTCTGTAACTCTTTTTCTTGTTCGATGATTTTCTTTTCGTGTAGTAAGAGTTGTAGTG